GTAAACAGTTCGTGGGCAGCATCGTAATCGTACTGTTGGTCAGCTTGCACAAATAACTGTGTTCTGACTTTTGATCCTTTGATCCATTCAGCAAACTTAGCATCCTGTAGGATCGCTTCCATGTCTGGGTGTTGCTGTTGAAGTTGTGCCAGCGTTGCCTGCTTTTTGTACTGCTCGGTATACGCTTGCGCTTCTTTAATCTTAGGATGGTTGTCTATAGCTCTGTTTACAGCAGAAGCAGGATCTACAAAAAAATCTACTTCATCATCTTGTTCTTGCTGTTGTTGAGGTGCTTGTTCTGTGAGTTGTGCTGTTTGAATATAATCGTCTACAACCTTGCGTAGCTCACCAACTTCCGTACTCTGCTTGCCTGAAAACTTTTCAAGCTCTTGGTGCATCTGTACAAGTTCTTCTACAGACTTACCTTGGTACTTTTCAGGAATTGTTGGTTCAGGTTTTTGCTCTTGAGGTTGTTCCTCTTCAATAGGAGTCTCAACAGTGTCCTGAATATCTAGCTCGTCGGTTCCTTCGATATCTTCTGGGCGCTCATCAATTAGTGTCGCTCGTGACATTATAAACTTACCCCGCCTTTATAGGTTATGGAGAATAAAAATGGGAGTTGCCCCTGTTAGGATTCCCTGTTAGACTGCCCAGCCTTCTCGTGTTCACGTACCCATTTCATGTGTCTACCGGGGAAATCCCCTGAAGCACCTTCTAGGATGTGTTGAGTTGCTGATGCAATTTTTGTAGCGTTAGCGCCACAACCGCACCTACTGGTTGTAGTACCTGCTTCTACAAAATCTTCAAATATATGTCCGTTAGTACAACGAAAATCGAATACTTTAATCATCTTGTTCAGATGCTTCTTCGTAGTTAGTATTAACTATAGTTTCTAAATTTAGTAAGTGGGCTAAAATATTTAGTTGTCCCTTACGAAAATTCATATCATCAACGTCTTTAGTTGCTTCTACACTATTGATCTGAATGGCATTAGAAGTAAATTCTTCTACTAATTGTTTCCACCCATCAGTAATAAAAAGACTAAAGTATGCGTCATAGTACTGCTGTGTTTCTTGATCCACTTGAGGCCGCCTCGGTTATCTCTATAGAACTATATGATATTATTATACCATATTTTTATAACTTTGTCAAGAGTTATTTACTCTTTTTGGTAGTTTTCCTTCTTTTCTTCATAGCAGCATTAGCTCGGGCTGCTGCAGCGGCTGCGGCTCTGCCTTTTGGCGTATACGCATATGATTTACCTGCTACTTTAGGCATAATTTTGTCCTTTAATTTAGTGTATGTATTTTAGTTACTGAATTTATCCATGCTGCAGGAATAACAATCTCTGCATCACCTTCTGTAATCTGTCCTTCTTCTAACAAAACATGAGGACAAATAATTAATCTATACTCATCCTGATGTAAGACAGTTCCTACAGAAACTGCAATAGCTGGTGTAAGAGTTTTTAACTCGTCTATATCACGCCAGCCTACGTTTGTTCCTCCTTGAGCATCGTGCCAAACAACGCAATAAATATCTACCATTTTGATTTATTTGCCCAATATGCCGCAGACATTTTTCCTTTGGCTATGTTTTTAGCATGACGAGCTTTAAAGGATTTACGTCTAGCTTTTTGTTTAGCGGTTTTTGGATTACTCCCTGCACCGCTTACTCCTTGTTGTCCGTAACGAATAGTTTTAATTTTATCGCCTTCCTTGGCTACAACTACATGAGATTTTGTAGAATGGTTAGGAGTCCGTTTCGGTTTGTTGAACCCGCTTACTCCCGCTCGTGCTAGTCTTGGATCCTTTTTGCTTGGCATTAGCTTTGTCCTCCAATTCCTTGACCCGGTTCTCCAACAAGTCCAATCTGTCGAACTGGCTCTTGAACACGCTGTTGATCTGCTCTAGGAGTTGGTTCATTTCGGTTTGTGTCATTAGCATCTTTACGTTTTCCTTCTATTTCACTTTCTTTTAAAAGGGCGTTTGCAACTTTGAGTCTGCGCTCAAACTCTTTATCATCCTCATCCCCTGCTTGGAGATTACGGGTAATAGCGTTAATCTTATCGACTTGTAGTTCTTCAGGTGCAAGTTCTGTTTCAACTGCGTACTTACTTGCTCTAGCTTGTGACTCAGCAGCTTGTGCGTTAAGGGCGGCTGTCTGACTCTGCTGGAAGGCCATCTGAGCTTGTTGTGCTGCCATAGCCATTTGTTGTGCTTGCGGATTAGGCTGAGACGCTTGCTGCATAGCACCAATAAGCTCTTCACGATTAGACAAGTTCATGTTGTCAATAATGCTTTGAATTAATACAGGATACAACGGACTGTCTTGTTGCATAGTTTGCAGAAGCTGTACAAGCTGAGTAACTTCATATTCACGAGCAATAATACCTAGAGTAGACGTAGCATTAAACTTGTAGTCAGCTACGGGGTAAGCTTCAGGATCAAACTGCATGTACCTGTGCGCTGCTTTAGTAACAAAAGGCAGTAGGAAAGATTGTTGGAAGTTAATCAAGGTGCGCTTGTGACGCTTAATAATAGCGCCTAGCGACATACTTATGCCTGCTGCTGTGGCCTCTCCGTTAACCTGTCCAGCAATACCTGCGGAGTCAACGGCTCCTGTAGCTTGCTGTACCATTTGTTGAAGGCTTGCAGCTTGAGCAAAAGTAATTTGCCCGACTTGTCCAAAGTTAAACGGTTGAAGTACTTCACGAGGATCTCCGTTAGTAAGAATCATTTTACCCGGACGAACTTCAGGTTTAGCGCCTCGTGGCAATCTAGTAGCATCAATAGCCATCATCGGGTGGATAGTAAGAGACAACGCATCAATACGTGCGCGTAGCTCAGTGTCAAGGGCTTTCTGGCTGTTATAGCCTTTCTCGCATACACCACGGCCCCAAAATCTACTAGGTACTACATCCCAAGGAAACGCCACTACAGGGCGATCTTCCATCATGTAGGGGTTAGCTTCAGCTTTAAGCAGCGTACCGCCGTTGGCAATAACAACAATAGCCTCTACGTACATAGAGTCAGACTCTACATCCACGCCTTCAGCTTCAAGGAGTTCACGAGGCACAAGACCATAGTACTTGGTCAGTCTTACTTTGTCATCGTTGTAGATTGTAAGGTCTTGGTCTGGTTCTAAATCTGTATCAGGAGCAGCAGATTCAATAAGAGCTTCGCGGTAAATACCCTGCTCTTGCATTAACTCTACGCTGTGCTTAGATACAAATTCATCAATAGCTACACCCATAGCATCTTCTACAGAAGTAGCAACAGGATCAATTAGAAAGTTCTGGGGTAGTACAGGTTTGAGCTTAACAACAACCCTATCCGTAACATTAACACCCACAGCTTGCAGATCCCCACCCATAATGGGTTGAGTCGCTGGAGCCATTTCTTTAATCTCTTCAAGGACTACCTCCCCGATACCTGTTCCAAATACAGCAGCGTTAATTAAACATTCTGCTACTGCTTTACGTATTTTACAAGACTCAAAATCTTCTGTTAACTTTTTACGTAAATATTGAATGTCTTGCTTTTCTGGGTCATTAGCATCGTCGGTGATATCAAACCATTTGCCACGACCGAATGTAGCTTCTTCTAGTTCTGCTACGTTAGACTCTACAGCCTGCTGTAACGCAGGAGAGATAATGCGAGAACGCTCAGACGCTCTTTCCGAGTCAGAAGGATCCCATTGACCTCTCCATAGCCTATAGTATTCTTCGAACCTTGCCTCGTAGTTTGACTCATAGTGATCCCTCCAGTTTTCACACTTAGTTATCACCCACTCTTCTAGTGACTCTTCAATCATTAGAGGATCTAGACTTAAAATTTCGTCTGCCATAGTACTATCCTTAAATTAAAGCTATGCTATAGCCCATAGTAAAAAATACTACGGCAGAGATAGCGTAAATACCATATGTGTTAAAAGGTCTAAACACCTTTTGTTTATGTAAATCTTTTGTGTACTCTTTCCAAAACAAACTCATGTTAGTACCCTGCTACAACATCAAGTATTTCGTGGTCGTCAATTTGGTAATCGTAGCTGTATGCTACTTTTGCTAACTGATCTACATACGCTAGTGAGTCTACTAGGTCATCGTGCGTTAGCGGGTCTGGAAACTGAAACAGTTGATCCAAAAACCTGTTGTTCCAATCACCTTTATTAATAGACACGTAGCCGTTTTCAAATCGTCCTTGTAGCGCCCACATAACCCTGTCGGTTTTTTTCTTGTTGCCGTGGGTTAGTTCTTCTACACGAAAAAACGTGCCATACCTTTTTTGTAAATCTGTTAACGGACTCATTACCGCCTGCTTTGCAATTCCTCGCTCAATACCAACGCTAATGGGTCTGTAGTCTCTAACGGCCTGAAATATCTTGGTGGCAGTCTCGTCAAGGCTCCACCGCCCATGTATAATGTTATCAACGTACCAACCATCAGGACTAACTTTAACGACAGCGATTGCAGTTTCATCTAGCTTTGTATTTTTTGTCCGTTTCTTGTTGACTTCTTCAAAACCAGCCAAGTCAACTGCAATGTAGTAGTCTCCTACTTCTGGTTCTTCTCCAAACTTTACCCAATCTTCCTTAAACGATGCCATAAACTCCTGACGAAACGCATAAGATGACATAGACTTTTTAGCCATGTCGATTTCTTCTGCGTCCAATATCGGGTTGTCATACGATGTAAAGTGCCACCCTTTGTACGTTGGGTCATCCCCTAGTTCTGCGTACTTGTACAACTCGTAAAAATGGTTTCTGCCCATAGGCGTACCTATAAACATCGCTTGACCTTTTTGGTCAGCTAGTGCTGGACGGAGGATTTGCTCCCATACGTCAGGCTTCATGTCTGCGTACTCATCCATCACAAGAAACTTCAAGGACACACCACGCATTGTCTCTGGCCTGTCGGCTCCTTTGAGACTAATCGTGGCCCCGTTGACCAGCTTGATCTGCAAGTTATTAATGTGCGAACCCGCAATCACAGGGTGTCCTAGCTCCAACAGGGTCTGCCACATGATATCACGGGCCTGACCTTGAGTGGGCGCAACGTAAAAAACTTGCCCTTTGTCCGTCTGTAGGGCGTTAATAATCAACATCCATGCAGCAAGACGGGACTTTCCTGTACGCCGTCCTGCCGCTACTACCTTGAACCTAGTAGGATCAGAGTAGACTTCTTGCTGCCAAGGCAACAACTGAACATTAAGATCGGTCACTCCTTATACCGCTCCTAAGTACCAAAGAAACGTCCCAGCCATACACACAACAAAAATGGCGGCTATTATGACAAAAACCTCTAAAGGATCGTTAGGAAACTTTTCCATGTTAGTTACAGGTTACTACGATTTTGTCGTTTGAATCTGTTGTAATTACACAGCCGTTATCGGTAGCAGTAGCCGTGGCATACTTAAGCCAATCTTGATTGGTCATGTAGATGCCTTCCATCCCGAGCTTTCCGAGGCTGTGCAAGTTAGTCAGACCGTTAGTACCAAGCGTTACAAGATTAGTCATAGCATTATTGCTGATGTTGGCTGCTACGTTAAGACCGTCTTCTGCGGTTGCTCCAACTTGAGTAATACCTACTGTTGCAATTTCTGTGCTTGCGTCAAGACCAGCAACAGCAATGTCAGTGTTAGCATCAAAACCAGCAGTACCTAAAGTAGTTAGGTTATCCATACCAGTAGTACCAAGGTCTACCATACCGTCAATAAACGGAGTGTAGTCTACGTTTCCGACTGCGCTAAATCCTGCTGTAGAAATGTCAGAGAAACTGCCGTACAGAGCCTGTTGGGTTTCAGCGTCAGCTTTTACTCTAGCTAAGTCAACTCTAGTATTGTACCGCGCCATTGTTTTAGCTGAGTCTGACTGCATCCACATCATGCCAAGAGAAGTAACAGGCGAAGCAAGAATAGATGCCCACTGAATAGCTTGTGACTGTTGAGGAATAGGCGTTACTGAAGGAGTCTGTGTAAGAGCCAAAGCCATTACAGCAGCACTAGCGGCTTGTCCATCTCCTGCAGAAGCAATAGCAGATAAAGCATCGAACTTGGCTTGTGCCGCCTGTGCGTTAGCCTCTGCTGTTTTTTGCACTGCTTCATAGTATTGAGT